GGCTGACAAGCACAGTGAGTCTAAACCATTCATCCACATCCGAGATGTGTCTTATTTGAAGCGCACTTGGCGGTGGGATGCTGATGTTGGTGCGATCGTATGCCCGCTTGAAGAAGAGTCCATCCGCAAGATGCTCTTGATATGCAATCCATCGGATACTGAATCGCCCGAATTGCACATGGCAAGTGTGATGTCTTCAGCGATCAATGAGTGGTTCTGGTATGGCAAGAAGAGGTTTGAGGAAGAGCGTACCTGGATCCTCAACCTGGCAGCTGAAAACGATCTGGCTCAAGAACTGACCTACAAGGGAGCTCCAACATGGGAGCAATTGAAAGATAGGTTTTGGGAAGCGTCAGAAGGCATCAGTGCCGAACTTGGGTGTGAGTCAGAGCACCCGCGCAGCGTGCTGCCAAATTAATCTACCCTCGTGTGCGATCTGTGCGTTATATGTTTATGAGTTTCTTGTAGAGTAAGAGTGCGCGCGCGTTGTAAATCCACCTTTCAGGAGGTTCGCCTATTTAGGAGTGAGGGTTAGGGATGCCCCAGAAACGAAAACACTTGCAGGGGAATGAGTTATTCTCTGCATTTTAATAAAAACTTGCGAATCAAATGAACAAAACAAAACAAAACAGGAAGGAGTCTGAAACCGTCTCCACCCACCAGTTGCACTGTCCGCAGTGTGACGCAACCATGCACTACACCACAGAGTGCGTGGAATCCGGATGTTGTGCGGCCAACCGTTGTATGCTGCAGTCCGAAGAGGTGCTTTTAGCGCCTACAGTTCCTCAGATGGCCATTGATGAGGAACAGACCACATCGTTCGTTGACGCCAATCCAGGTCATGAAGTTGGCTCGTCCACTTCTCCGCTTGATTATGAGCTAGCAGATGCCCAAACAACTGCTGACCTTGCAGCATTTCTGTCTCGTCCAGTTCGCATTCTCAATACTACCTGGGCGCAGGCTGATCCAGTTGGCTTCAAAGTGTTCGCATCGCCGGTGTGGGCAAACTTCGCTAACAACTCGTCCATTCTGCGGAAGATCACAAACTTCGCATTCCTGCGGGGTACGTTGAAGGTAAAGTTCATTCTCAATGCTTCTCCGTTCTTGTATGGTTCAATGAAAGCGATGTACCTACCCTTGTCAAGCTTCAAAGGATATGGTGGTAGCCTCTCGACATTCCCCAATCAGCTAATTCCAATTTCGCAGCTGCCGGGAGTGTGGCTTGATCCAGCACACAGTGAGGGAGCGGTGCTGTCTTGCCCTTTCGTTTTTCCGCGATCGTTCATGAGGATCAATTCACTTGCGGATTTCAACAACATGGGCACCATTTCCCTGACAGTCTTCAACTCATTAGCTAGTGCGAACGGGTCCACGGCTTCTGTCTCCGTTCAGGCCTACGCTTGGATGGAAGATGTTGTTCTTGCTGGACCCACTCTGGCTGCACCCCTTCAATCGGACGAGTATGGAGTTGGACCAGTCTCCCTTCCAGCTTCGGCCATTGCGGCCGCATCACGAAAGCTGGGGGATGTTCCAATCATCGGGAAGTTTGCCAAAGCTACTTCTATAGGAGCTTCAGCTGTGAGCAAGATAGCGTCTCTCTTTGGGTACACCGATGTCCCCGTGATATCTGATTCGATGCCCGTCCGGAGTTCGCCCTTCCCACAGTTGGCCACAGCGCAAATTGGTTTTCCATTTGAGAAGTTGGCACTTGATCCGAAGAACGAGTTGTCTATTGATCCAGCTATCGCAGGGCTGGATGGCACCGATGAGCTCGCCGTAACTAATTTTGCACAACGAGAGTCGTACTTGACAGGTACTTCTTGGACTAGTGCTACTGCGGTTGATGCTCCATTGTTCACAAGCAGAGTGACACCACAGTTGGGAGCCATTGCCAGTTCTGCGTATGACTTCACGCCGATGGGATTGTTGTCCACCCTATTCCGCAACTGGCGTGGGGACATCATCTTCAGATTTCGCTTCATTGCCACTCCATTCCACAAAGGACGAGTGCGCATTAGCTACGATCCGTACGCTTCGGCAGTGCAGACAAGCGGTGATACAGGTCCCTTTGTTTTCAACAAAATTGTGGACCTGGGTGCGGAGACTGATGTGGAGTTCCGCATTCCTTACCAGCAAGCTTTGCCTTGGTGTTACAACAACTCCTTGATTGAGAATACTACGTGGTCGATCAGCGCGTCGCCCACGGTCACTTTGCCAGACACATTTCACAATGGCATGATCTCACTCAAGGTTCTCACGGCTCTGTCGGGACCCACCACCACATCCAGCGTTGGAATTCAGGTTTTTGTGCGTGGCGCCGAGAACTTAGAGTTTGCTAACCCGTCAGTTGGCAATTATGATTTGACACCTTTTGCTCTGCAATCGGAAGAATATCAAGAAACGCGTGATGTTGAGTCGATGTCCATGGGTAAGAGTGGCGGCTCTGAAACCCATCGGGAACTGGTGAATTTCGGTGAATCTGTTCGGTCGTTGCGATCTCTATTGCGGCGAAAGAATTTGCTGGACACGGTCTACATTCCACCAGCTGCGGCTAACACTGTCGGTACCTTCAAGATCAATCAGACCAGATTCCCACTGTACTATGGTTATGATCCTGCGGGGTGGAATTCAGCAAAAGGTACAACCGTACCGGCGTCCAACTTCCCATTCAACTTTGCTCTCACAACACCTTGGCATTTGTTGGCAAACTGCTTCTTGGCTCAACGAGGTTCCATGCATTGGACCTTCAACCCACACAAGGGTAATGGAGCTATCACGTCGCGGATTTCTCGGTACAATTACCAGTTTCCCGGCTATTCAGCAGCCTATGAAGCAGGCCCAAACACCAACGCCAACATCATTGAAGCCGGGTATTGGCGAAACAGTACTTCCACTGGAGCGGGCTCGTCTTTGACGCACACGCACACATCCAATGGTCACAGTGTCTCGCTTCCATCGTATACGCCCTTCAAGTTTCAGACGACAGATCAGAGAGAGATGTCTGCTCCGTCTGCGACCGGACCACGATATGATGGCGCAGTTTATGACAACATTGTTGTGGAGTTCCCATACGATTCAGTGAACAATTCGATCGATGGATTTGCTGTGGAGCGTTATTTCAGCATCGGAACTGATTATTCACTCCACTTTTTCCTGTGTTGTCCTACACTCATTTACTTGCCAGCGGCGTCGATTGTCCCAGCGTAAGTGTGTAGTGACACACAAACCAACAAGAACTGTTACAGCAGACCCTGTACCTAGTTCAGAACTAGAGTCTCACACGGAGATCGAGTCTTTTTGATTCTTTCTGTGTGGAAGGTGCTTGCACCATGCATCGCAACCAGAAGCGTATATTCTGGCGCAGAGAACACCTGCCTAAACAAACACAATTCCATACCTACGTGCAGGATGGGGCGGACCGAAAACTCGCCGGCCTTCTGGTCGTTTTTTATTATCAAATGTTATAAAACGGCCTTCGGGCCTCCCTTTAGCACTTGACGATTTTAAATAACAGTTTGGCCTTCTTAGAAG